GCCCAAAGGTGCGAATATTTGAACAAAAACTATGCCGCTTACGCGCCATCGGCGCGAGCCTACAGCCCCTATTGTTTTCTGAACTGATCCCGCGTTTCGCGGGGTTATTCTTGCCCATGCTTCGTGCGCCGCTTCGTCGTAATCATCTTTTGGCGTAAACTCGATATTAGGCCAAGCAATAGGAACATTTGGCCTACTTATATCCATGACGGATTTAAATTGCGTTAAAATAGAGTCAAAGGCTGCTTGTGAGTCAGGCATGGCGCTGCGTTACCTCTTCTACGGCTAATCGACCTATGCCCTCTGGGGCTTGGTCTGAAGTTCCAGTGTCTAAGGTAGTAATATAGTGAACATTGTTTGTAATGTATATATGTTCACCTTCTGCCGACTTACTGACATGCGCCGCGCCTCGCGAAATAGTAGCCCCACCATCTTTATCATACCGCTCATTATTGACGGCGCGAGATGGGCGCGTGCGTGTCACGTTCCACCCTGCGCGTGCGCGCCCCGTCTTAACGGGCGTTCGCATGACTACGCTCGTCAAAAGCTCAAGTCCTATGACCTTCTTAAACTTCAGTATCTCGCGCGGCAATTCGCCTTCCATGAAAAGGTCAATAGCCCGACTAAACTCTTTAAGCTGAACGGATGCTACAATCATTGTCTTGCGTGAATCCAGTAGGCGACCGTAACGTCTTTTGCGCGCAAAGGGCGGGTGCCCACGATCTCTAAGTCGTCTGTTCCATCGGTGATCCGGTCGCCAGCAACGGGTAGAGTAGTCAATCCAGATGCGGCCACCAGATATTGCCGATCATCTATGCGAATAATTGAACCATCGCGTTGATCGTCGGTGAAGTCAGCAAGAATACCGGTAAGAGTTTGCGTAGTATCGGCGCTACTTGCCTTTTTCCACGGTGTTGACGCATTAGCAGTAACAACTTGCCTTGTGAGGGTATAAGTGGTGCCATTGCGCTCAAGAGTGCCGAGCGCGCGAGTGGCAATAGCAGTCGCGTTCATGCCCGTTCCAAGTCGCCCATGATGCCATACCGAGCTTTACCCAAACCCATAATGATGCGGCGCAAGATCGGTATAGCGGAATCGGGCTGAGCGCCGGATTCGAAGACGGTTTCAATTGGGCCAACACGCTCGCTATGGATGCTGTTTCCGCGAGAGTAATTGCTGTTTAACGCTTCAGTTCTGTGCAGTAGGGCTAATTCGCAGACGGCAACCTCAATGCGAGTAGGAACTATGCTACTGCTAATATTTCGCCCCTCTTCGTCCCATACGCCATCGCGCGGCCAGCCTAAGCTTTGTGTCGATGTCGTGACTACGCCAGCCCACGAATAAAGACCATCTAAAGAAGTCGTGGCGTAGCGCAAGGCAGATTCTTTTAGCGCAGTCGTCAACCCAGACCATGCCGTCGGGTCGTCGTGTGCGGTAAAATACGTGTCAGCATCGGCTACACTGATATAACTTACAGCCGCCGCTAATCCCGTGCCGTCTTCAACCGTAATCGCCATGAGCCTATTGTCGCCTTATTTATAGTAGAAGCTGAGTTTTACGTCTATGTCGCCCGAACGCAACTCATCGGGTATTTCCACGAAAGCGCCAAGCTCGCCGTCTTCTAAGATATAGTGAAGCTTTGGGCTACACATCACCATTAACTCTTCAGCGTTCAAAATCGTGTTATCGTGAATGCCTGAAAATTTCATCAGGATTGACTTATAATCCGTCAGCTTGTCGAGGCACTGCGAAAAATCGGCGTAAAATCGATCTTTGCTTAGATCGATTGTCACATCGGACGTAAATTTATACGAAGGTGTTTTTAGTCGATTTTTCGACAACTTCAATCTCCTTTTCTTCAGCTACTTTTTCAGGGCGAGCCTTGCGATACCCGCGCTTGCGATACTCTTTTTCTACGTCGCCATTCGCGTTCACCACAACGCTATCTTTGCCCTTGGAGAGTCGGACAGTTTCGATTACGGCCATTACAATATACTCACAGGATAAAAGTTTAGAGGTCGATAAGGCAAGCAAGCGGCAATTGTGATTGCCGCTTGCTTGCAAATTTACCGCTTACTGCTTAGCCCAAGACGCGGGTTAGCAAGTCACCATCTTGCACCTTTGCGCCGCAAAGCACATCAAATGAGATAGTGTCAGTCTTTGTGGAAGCACTGTAGTCATAGACGATACGAACGCCTAAGCCGCGATCCGCGATATACTCGGCGCGAGCCGCACCAGCCGGAAGTTCCAGCGGCACAATGGCGAGAGTCAAGCCGCGCGCATCGCCAGCGATATTCAACTGGTGAGAAGTGGCAACGAACGTGACAACCGCATTGTTAGCCCAAGCCACCTTAGCGGCGGGGAAGAAGGAAACGCTTGCAATGGCGTTAGTAGCAGCCGTAGAAGTCGCTGTAACCGCATACTGCTGCGTGTCGCCAGCAACCGTAAATAGATCGCCTTCAACTACGGTGCCCGAAAGGGAAGTGTCATCCATCGGCACCGTCAAATCGCCAACGGAAACCGCAGCGTTGTTGATCTTCGCGAGCATACCCGAACCGTTACTCAGTGTGCCGACCGTGTGCGTGGCGACATTCTGATCCATAATCCAAGAAATGCCCAACACTTCACCGATCTGGGCGCGAGTAAGAGCCTGTCCACCGTCGGCGCGCTGTTCGGCCTGTAAGACCTGAGTGACATTCGCGAGAATATCATTTTTGGCCTGTGAGTCGATAATCGCAAAGCGACTTGCCGTAGGCACTTTCATGTCATTCAGCTTTTTGTCAACGGCAACCAAGTCAGCAAGAGAGTCGGGCGGGTCGCCAGCGGTGCCAACGTGATTATAAATCTCGACAGCCTTGCCAAGAGCGTAAGCATCGACCTTCTGAGCGATTGCAGCCATTGCCGGAGCAATAACACGCCCACGAAACTCGTCCAACTCCAAAGTCCAATCTTTCGCCGTTACACCAACCGTTACGTCAAAATGCTTCTCCAAGACAAGTGAGGTGCTTGCTTCGGTGATATTCTGCGTGGTGGTCGTGGTCGTAAACTCCTGTGCCGTAAAACTGGCGGGGCCGCGAACGGTAATCGTGTCGCCTACCTTAGCGCCGGTAAACTCTTCGGTGTGTCCACGGTGAAACACATTAGCCGCAACCAAGTTGTTTTCGAGGATCATCAGTGCTTCGCGAGCGACAATACTTGGGGTAATTAAACTATTAGCCATTTTTGACTATGCTCCGATATTAAATGCGGTTTTCTTCGACTGCCTTGCGATATTCGGGCATTGAAAGCTTACCCGCTTGCTCGGCAGTGAGCTTGCCGCGTGTGTTAGTATTATTGACATTGCTGTTGGTGCCACCACCAGAGGCACCAGAAGCCGCAAAAGCCTGTGCGTAATCGGGATTCTCTTTTACTTCAGCAACCAAATCACCAAAGGACATACTTTCCAATCCGGCACCCATCACTCTTTCGGTGCCTTCTGCGTCCACGATAACGGCTGAAATAGTGCCGTCATCATTTTCACGCGCCTGAACTTGGCCCAAAAGAGCCGGTATCAGTAGTAAAGGATTGCCCTCTGCTGCGGTAATAGCCTTGCGTAATTCATTCACTATCGTAATCTCTTTAAGCTGTGCCGTCCGTGCGTCAAGCTTGCTGTTGATGGGCGCAACAGCCTTGTCGATTTCTACGAGCGACTGAGCCTTTAGTGATTCTAATGAACTTTTTAGCGCTGAAACTACCTCAGTTTCGTTGCCCTGCGCATCTCTCAGCGAAGTCAATTCACTTAACTGCGCTGTAATCTCGCTGGCGCTCAGATTCAACTCGGAAAACGGCTTAGCCGCACCTTCCGCGTTTACTGCGCGCTCTTTGAGTTTCCCTAACGTAGATTTCAGTCCGGCAACGTCTTCCAGAGCATACCCATTTGTCGGGGTAACGTCCAGATTATATCGACCCGTGCCCTCATCGAGAGTATAGTGATCGGCCAACCCTGCTGGTAATTCTTCTACGGTTTCTACATACGGCAAAACGGCCATATCGGTACCCCCATCTGGGTTGCACGCACTCGGCGCGACTTGTTTTAGGGTATGAGCTTTCGCTCGCTAAATCACGTTGGCCGCCTGTGCTATACTCGACTCGCGTCGGTATAGTTCACTCAAGGTATAAAGGCGACCTTTTCTATCAGCAAATCTCGTTATGTCAGTAAGGCCATTATTGAACATCTGATAGC